ACAAACGTTACAATTAACGTCAATGGGGCAAAAGACCCTAATGCTATTGGCAATGAAATTGCACGTATTATTTCAGAGCAAGCAATTAAAAATAAGGCGGTTAACAAATAATGTCATTAGCTAGACTTGAAAATGGTTTTGTTAAGAAATCGTCTGCAACTAACACTGATTCTTCTAGTACTTTAGGTGTAGCTAGACTAGACAACAGTTTGTCTGTTAATCGTTTTAACATTACCGCGGGCGCCTCAATAACTACTACAAGCGCTTACGATTACGCCCCTTTTGTTGGAGCTCAACAAAAACCAAGCTCTTCTCAAGCAAATGGTGTTGAGTATCTAGGTACGCAAACCCCAATTAATTATAAGTTTAATCTGCCACCCCATCAATGGAGCCTTCCAATTAGGCCGTCGCAAGCAGATCAAGAGTTTGTTGGATCCGATTTAACGTACAAAAATGACTCATTCCATGGGTATCGCCGAGGACGTATTTGGTATTGGCAAACGGCTGGCGATGTATCAGAAATTGATAACACAACTGGTTCTGTAACAAAAGCCTCGGACGCTTCTAAAAATAAAGCAGGGGTAAAAAGCGCAGAAAGCATGTTACTAGACCGTAACTATGGTTTTCAATTTCTGTGGAACCCTGAGTCTATTCAAACAAATGTGGCTCGTAATATGGAGATCACCCCATCAAGCGCAGACACCCTACGCGTAGTAGCTGGTGTTTTTCCAGGTCAAGAGACCCTTTCATTAAGCATTATTTTAGATAGAACAAATGATTTTGCATACGCAAAAGCTACAGGCGCGGGCTCTGATGAATACTATAAAACAGGCTTTCCGTTAGCGGCAAAACAAAACTTTAATGAACAATTGAGCACACTACTAAAGCAAGGCACAATGGCGGATATTGAATACCTTTTCCGCGCTATTAATGGTGCTGGGTCTGGCGAACGTCAGTGGACAACCCTGTTAGGTAAGAAAACAGCAAACGTAGGTTACTTACAACCAACTTTGCTTGGAATTGCTCTTGGTCCGGACACGCACAACAACTTGTCATATGTAGGCTGGATATCTAACATCTCAATTAACCATACAGCCTTTACAGAGACTATGATTCCACTTCGTACACAGGTTTCTATTGCAATTGAGTGTTTCTCTGGCTCAGGAATTTCGGCGGGTGCGTAATGGCAATCTATCGTGGATCTAGATACGAATACTCAACTGTTGATTTCTTTTCTACAACCGTAGATGGCGATGAGAAAGCAGTAGTGTTTTACGATTTTTCTAACCTTGGGTATGTAAAGTACTGGAACCACCAATACATCCAGGGTGAGCGTTTAGACCAGATTGCTTACAAGTATTACCAAAAACCAGAGTATTGGTGGATTATTCCTGAATATAACCCAGAAATAACAGACCTTAATAACATTACTCCGGGAACCATACTTCGGATACCTAATGTTTAATTTTATTAAAGTTGATTTTCCAGACACTACTGCCTCACCGCAATACGTGTATTACGCAAATATTTATCAAAATCGTTACTCACACGAGCTTGCAGTTATTAAATTTCGTGACTGGGGGCTTGAGTATGACGTTGTGGCCCCGGGAACACCTGTTATGTTGACTATTTCTGGACGAAATAGCAAACGACAAATGTACGGGTACGTGCACCATATTAACCCAGAGAAAACCCCTGGAAAAAACTTTACCGAAGTTGTTATTATTGGCGCTTCTTATAGAATGAGAGCGCCTTCTCAAACAATTTACAGAAACACAACAGCCGATCAAGTAATTAAAAAAATTGCTTCAAAGTATAACTTTGTCGCTTACGCGGTCCCTCATCCACGTGTATACCCTCAAATTTCTCAAGCCGGACACACAGACTGGGAACTCATGGTACGCCTAGCAAGGCAGTGTGGGTACACACTACGGGCTCAAAACACAGAGCTGTATTTTCAACCAGTTCTTGAAGATTTTACAAACTTTAGAGCAAGTGCGCCTAAATTTATTATGCGCTCTATGAGCGCCCCTGAAGGCTCAACTATCTACTCTTTCAGACCTATTATTGGTGAATCTGTAGATTTTGATGATGTAACAAAAGCAGCAGTTGCTATTTCAGGTGTTGATCAATTTTCTAAAACACCTTTATCTATTACAAAACAAAAAAGAAACAAAAAAACTAGAAAAAAACAACAAGTAGAGTTTTTTGATAGTTTTGATTCTGCGGTTGTAGCCAATGACGTTGAAACAGCAGGCCATGAAGCAAATGCCGCGGAAGAACATAACGCCTTCCCTTACCGAGCTGTAGTAGAAGTGTTAGGTGATCCTGATTTACGACCAGATATGCCTGTATTTTTAGAAGGCATAGGGCAGACTTACTCAGGTTACTGGACCATACTTCAAACAGAGCATAAAATTATTGAAGAAGAACGTAACCGCCAACGCTACACAACTATTTTGACCGTCGGGGTAGATTCTTTAGGTACAGCTAACACGTGGAGCGATAACAAAACAATTGCTGCCCCAGAGTACGCCCCTAAAAGAACGATTGTCCCAAATAAAAAACAAACAGTAGTTGTGCCTAAAACTGGATTAAACATGTCCGCAAAAGCTTTAACACCTCAATCAAAGGGTAGTTTTGGTTCTTTAAACAACAGAGCAAAACCTGTTTCTAACCGTTCTCAAGAAACACCTAAATGGAAAAGCCAAACAGCTTCTCTAAATAACATAATTACAGAGCCTAAGAAGACACCAATAATTTTAGATAGAATTCTTAAAAGAGCGGGTGCGCGATGAACTTTGACAAACGTTTTTACGGAATATACCTGGGTGTGTGCGTTGACAACGAGGACCCTGAAAACCTACAACGAATTAAACTTGTTGTCCCTCAAGTTCTTGGTGGAGAATTTACTGAATGGGCTAACCCATGTTTGCCTGTCATATTTAACGCAGACCACCCTGATCATAAAAAACATTTAGCTTCTGAAGTCGCAGCCCTACTTACAGCACACGCAGACCATGCGATATCAGGAACAACTGGTGGAACCACGGTATCTACCTTTGGTTCTCATACTCACACATTTAGCTACACAGCGGCCCATACCAACAACCACACAGGCAAAACCCCAGATTCAACAAACTTTTTAGACCACGAGCATGAAACAGCCTATAATGAAGACAAAAAATGGAACGGGTCATCTGGCTCTGCTTTTAACGACTCAACCGATATAAAAGAGCACACCCCGCACCGCGGTGTGCCTAATTTAGATCAAAAAGTATGGGTTATGTTTACAGCTGGGGACCCTAATTTCCCAGTATGGATGGGAGTACTATCATGACAGAAAGAGCAATGTCTCTTCCGTTTTCATTTGATTCATCTGGGTCGGTTTCCTATACAACCGACGAAAAGAAGATTTGGCAAGACCGAGTAGTTCTGGTGGTCATGACTAGACTAAACGAGCGCGTAATGAGGCCTACTTTTGGAAGCGAATCCTCGAACTCTCTCTTTGAAAACACGAGCTCTGCCAGTGGTCTGTTAAAAGACACAATAGCTACAGCCTTTTCTAATTGGCTAAAAGATTTAATTCTGACTGACGTGTCTATCTACACAGATTCCACCGACGGCTACATAGTCGCGGAGATCTTTTATAGATACAACCCAATTGAGAATGAACAAAGTGTAAAGATAAAAACCGCTATCCTTAGCCGTACAGGCGAAGTAATTCTGGAGGTACAACAATAATGGCAAATAACTACATCCCACAGGTGGACTACACCTCAAGAGACTACGCGGCTATCCGCGAAGATCTAATTGACCTTATCCCAGAGTATGCACCGCTATGGACCAACCGCGACCCAGCGGATTTTGGTATGACTATCCTTGAAACCTTTTCTTACATGGGCGATATTCTAAACTATTACATTGACAAGTCCGCCAACGAGGCATTTATCTCAACAGCTAGCCAAAGAGATAACGTTCTTCAACTTGCAAAGCTTCTTGGGTACAGACCAACTCAAAGCACTGCATCTACAGTTACGGTCACTTTTACCAACACAACAGCGTCATCAATTACAGTTCCGGCCCTAACCCAAGTTGCAACTTCTACAATTTCAAACGCCTCTAACAATCAAATTGTTTTTGAAACAAATAGTGCGGTTACTGTACCTGCTGGAAGCACCAATACTCTTGCTTTAGCTACTCAAGGCACTACTGTAACCTCAGAAGATATCGGACAATCTGACGGTACTGTAAATCAAACTTTCCAACTATCAGGCTCGCCTGTAATTACCGGAAGTATTTCTTTACTCGTGGGTTCAATTAACTACACTGAAGTACCATATTTAATTGACTACAACAGTTACGATCCTGTGTTTTCAACATACACTAACGCGGCCGGCACTACTTTTGTAATCTTTGGAGACAACATTAGTGGGCGAGTTCCACCTAACAATGCACAGATTTATGCAACATACAGAGTTGGCGGAGGCGCTGAAGGTAACGTTGCAGCTAACACTATTAAGTACATTATTACAAACGCAGTTTCTGGCTTATCTGTTTTGAATCAATACGTTTCAGCGTCAAATGACGGATCCGCTTCAGGAGGTGCTGACCCAGAGTCAACAGACTCTATCCGTGTTAACGCCCCTTTAAGCGTTCGTTCTTTAAACAGAGCTGTATCACTATCAGACTACTCCGCTTTAGTTGTTCAAGTGGGCGGAGTTGCTAAAGCAATCGCTATTGCAGATGTTTATACAAGCGTGACAGTTTTCTTTGCTCCTTACGGAGATAAAGGTGTTCAAAATGATGGTGTAACCCCTTCTACGGTGTTTAACACTCTTAAAACAACCGTTGAAAATTATCTTGTTGATAAAATCCCAGCTAATACAACTGTTACTTTTCAACCACCAAGCTATGTACCAGTATTAATTGATGCGTCTATTACATGTTTACCACAATATAAGCAAAGTTTAGTAGAAGCAGATGTAAACTCAATTATTACAGAGCTATTAGCTTTTGATAACGTAGCCTTTGCTGACCGCATCACACTACAAGATGTTCTTGGTGCGATTGCATCAGTGCCTGGCGTTGCTTATTCTCAAATTACAAAGCTTGTTCGTGAAGATCAAGATATTACTAAAACTGTTACAAACAAAGCTTTAACTTCAAACGTAGCAACTATTACAGTTGGGGCTAGTCACGGGTTTACTGTTGGTCAAACAATTAGAGTGGCTGACGTAGATACTACTTTTAACGGTACCTATATTGTTACCTCAACAGCCTCAACTACAGTCTCATATGTATGTATTGCGGCAAATGTGTCATCAACAGCTGTTACAGGAGCTGCAAACGCTACTGCTTTAACTGTTGGGGATATTATTTGCCAAACAGATGAAATTCCAGAAACAGATTACACAACTGATGTAAACCTTACATTAACCGGGGGTATCCTTAGCTAATGTCACGTTACGGTATTGATTACTACGGCTTAAGTTCTTACGGCTCTTCTGCAGCTGTTAACTACTTAGCTGGATCTTTTACTGCACAAGCTCGTGGATACGGAGCTATCCGAGTTAAGTGGACTAGTCCAAGTGGTAAATGGGCAACCGTACGTCTTGTACGTAACTCTTATGGTTATCCTGTAAACGCATACGATGGGGACATACTTGTTAGCGTTCCAAAAGAAAATGACCCAACTGTATACAACGATACAACAAACTTAGCTCAAGGAGCGTTTTACTACTACTCTCTGTTTGTATACGACACTATTACATTTAATTGGATTCGTGCTGGAAACATCACAGGTGTTTCAGTTAAAAACTATAACTACGGAAATAATCTGTATAGCAATCTTCCAGAAATTTATAAAATTAAACAGCCTTATATTGCAACTGCGGACTGGGACAATGAAGATCTATCTGACTTTATGCACCTTTTTGGTTTCCAACTTGACTACGCTCAAACAATAACAAGTTTGTTAGTTGATAGGTATAACTTAGAAAAAGTTGGCGGAACGCTGTTGCCGTCACTCCTTCAACAGTTTGGTCTTACATACGAACCTGAGATTGGGTACCAGCAGTCTAGAATTCTTGTACGCGATGCCGTGCAAATTGGTAAGAAAAAAGGAAGTGCACAAGGTCTTCGTGAATTTATGAAAGCATTTACAGGGTATGCCGTTCCAGAACCAATCGCGGGAACCCCTAACCCAAGCGTTAACGGGTTAACTAATGGGCATAACTTGTTACTTGATTACAACGATTCTTCATTTGAAGAGTCCGTAGGTCATTGGGCATCTTCCGATGCAACCTCAACAATTGCGTATCTCCCTATTAAAGACATCACCAGAGTGTCTCTTACTACAAACGTAGTAACTCTGACCATTGGGCCTCATACATATCAGGTAGGTAATAAAATCAATACCGCCGGATTCTCTCAGCCTCTATTTAATACCGTAGGGTCGGCAAAAACTATTACAGCTAGAACATCAACCACGGTCTCGTTTGCTTTGACCGCTAGCGATGTATCAGAGCTAAACGCCTACAACCAAGGAACGTTGTCTTACCCTAAACTAACCCCTTACCCAACCCCGTGGGATGAACCTTCAGCACTTGTTCTTTACCCAAACAAACAAAATGGAATTTTGTCTGTAAAAAATGCAACTGCCTCCGCCGCAACAATTAAAATTGAATGTGGCTTAGATAACTCTGTTCTTAAAGGCGTCCCAGTAACTGCTGCAAGTAGCTACGTATTTAGCGTTTACTCAGCTGCTGGAACAACGCTTCGCGGTATTGTACTTAAAATACGTTGGTACGGGCGTTTAGGAGCATTCATATCAGAAACAACAGGTAGCTCAGTTAACAACGCTGTTGGCGATTTCTCTGCTCGACCAACGGTTACAGGCACTGCGCCATCAGGTGCTTATTATGCAGTACCTGTTATTACTGTTGTATCTGCAGCAGCATCTGCTTCTAATGAATACCACTACTTTGATTGTGCTCAATTTGAGCAGGCATCTACGGTAAGTGACTTTGATGAAGCTCGTCAGATCCATATGACACTGCGAGCTACTCGAATTAATGAATTGCTCAACCCACATTTTGCTTCTCCTTTAACCCCATGGGCTGTAACAGGTGCAACCTCGGCTGTTGATACAACAACAAAAGAGCCAGATGTTGGAGTGTTCTCTGTTCAATACAGGTCCATTACGTCCAACATTGCAACTTTAGAAACAAGTGTTAGCCATGACTTACGTGTAGGAAGCGTAGTTGTTGTTACTGGTGTTGGTTCCCCATTTAACGGGACGTTTACTGTTGCAACTGTGGGCGTAAACACTGTTAACCCTGCACAAGCTTCTAAAACATTTACATACGCTTTAACCAACGCTAACGTTGCTAGAAACACAACGGTTTTAACCGCGGCGGAGACCTATGTCTCAGGCAACGCTTTACAACTAACAGCAACTGGAACATCTGTACTTGTTAAATCTACTACCACCACTGCTGATTTAATGGGAGTGTATTACCCAAGCACCTCTTACACTTTTAGTGTTTACGCACAACTAGTATCTGGTTCTGAAACGGTTATTCCATCTATTGTTTGGTATGACTCATCTAAAGCTGCAATAAGTCCAGTTTCAACAGGGTCAGCGTTTACACTTAGTGGCACAGGAACAACATGGGAACGCGTGTACGTAACAGCAACTGCTCCTGCAACTGCAGCTTATGCGCACGTACAACTTTCTTGGACAGCTGCTATAGGTGACGTACTTAAACTGGACTCAGCACTGTTTGAAAACAGTTCTGCGGTATCTCCATTCTTTACCGGTAGCTACGGCCCAGCAAACGGAACGGATCTATTCTGGGAAGGCGGAACGGCTAACGCTGCACGCAGTCATCTATACAAAAACCGTTTTGCTATACAAACACGTCTAAGCGACTACGCTTTAGAAAACCAACTTAACCTTGGAACAACTGTAGCAATTTACTTAGCGCAACCAGAAACGTAGTACTATCAGTCTATGACTGAGCTACTAATTGTTGGAATGTTTACAGCTTTCTTTTTAGCTGTATTAAAACCGTTTATTAACCTCTTGGCTATATTAGGTGGGGGTTTAGTAATCAACGCGTCTTTTGCTTTAGTAATAGCGTCATTACCTGTATACATTTTGATCCCAGAAAACATACCCACCCTAATTGTATGGGCAATCGCGGGAGGATTTTTAGGTTCGTTCTTATTAACAATAGCCGAACGTGTGGCGACACACCGACCAGCAATAATTAATCCAACTAGACCCGAGTAGATAATCGTGTATGGTAGGCCTCCCCTAACAAGGAGAGATAATGGAAAAATATTATGTAGTAGTTGCCGGTAACGGTACTACCAGTAGAGCTAATTTAGAAGCGCTTATGGAAGATCACTTCTATGCAAAGGGCGCGGATGGCGTAGTTCATATTGTTGAAGATGGAAAGATGAGTCAAGCAAAGATCTTTTCAGCACAGTTTGCTAAGGACAAGAACAAACCAGTTTTCCAAAGCCCGCTTTCAGATGCACTAGGCAAGACCGACCCAAAAAACACCTCGTGTTTTATTCTGTGGTCTGACGAAGACTCCGAATGCCAAAACACACTTGCTCTAGCAACCGAGATGGGCATCCCCTGCTTTGATTTAACTGAGGGCCTTTTGCCTATCAAGGCATCTACTGGGGTCAAGGCTGTAGTAGAGCCTGTAATCCCAACCGTGGAGCAGGACCCACCAAATGTCGTGGAAACCCCCTACGTAGAACCTGAGGAAGAAGATGTGGACGAGGAGGATGAAGATGACGAAGAAGCAGACGAAGAGTACGACGAAGACGAAGCTGGAAATCTTTATTTCGGTATTGAGGCTATCGCCAAGATCTTTGCTAAAGCTATTGTCGAAGAAATAGAAAAAGCCAAGAAGGGGTCTCAGGCGTGATTACAGCCCGTGCCCTAGGCGTTCTCATGGAGATCGCATCTAAAGAGCTCTACGGGGGCGCCAAAGCCCTGTCAGAGGTATTCGTGGAGGGTAGAGATGCCTGCCAAAAATCCCTGAATGAGCTTAAGAAGGCCGGGCTGACCCGTACAACAAAGCAGAAGTATTCCAATGGTGCCTATAGAAGCATTATTGAGATTACACCCGCTGGGTGGGATTTACTGGAAACCCGTATTTCAGAAGTACTGAAAACCCGTACTCTCTGTATACAGACACAGTCAAATAGCAGATTAAGCACTAATAGCTTATTTGCTGATAAGCAAGAAAGAGTTCCCGACGTGGTCGGGGAAGAGACATTTGTTAAAGTAGATTTGAAAGCGGGAGGCGAAATGACATTCTTAGGGCAGATGGATAACGACCCAGACGAGGTGCAGGAAAGACTTCAAAAGGATCGCGCTCGCCGAGCAGCTGAACACCAAGAAGCCAAACTTAAAAAGCATCAGGACACTGTTACATCCCTACAGTCTCAATCTCCAGCGCTTTGGTCTGCCGATAAATCCTCTACAGAGTTTGTCCGCCGACTTGAGGATATGTGGCATGTCAAACCGTGGACTGTGGCAAAGAGCCGTTTCAAGATAGCTTTTGCAAACGCTCGTAAAACTCACAGCACAGATGGCGAACTTGAATTACTCATGATGGATCGTTACTTCAGTCAGTTAGCTCATGAAACCCATATCAATGACCCTGAGCATATTTGGAAAAGATTTATATCCCAGTTTGGTTCTCTTGCAATTGATTGTAGAAGGGCTAGTGTTACCGATGAAGATCTTGAAACTGCCAAGGTCTCCGCGGAGAAGTCTTGGGAAGGTATTTAATGTTTAATCCTAAAGAGTTAAAGGTTAGGCGCCGTTCTTGGTTACAGATTGCTTCTGTTCCTGATGCAAGGGTTGGTTGGACTCTTGACGATTGCACAGATACCGACCCTTTAGATATTGACAAGATCCGCCGTTGGATTAAATCAGTAGAGGACGGAAAGATTATTCGTGCTGTAGGTTCAAAGGCATGTGGCCGCGGTCTTCTCCTCTGCGGTCAACCAGGTCGCGGAAAGACAACTCTAGCTTTGGCAGTCATTCAGGAAATGATTACTAAGTTTCCATTAGAGTCTTTCTCACCATCTGAGAACAAGGTTTTAATCCGCCCTTGCTATTTTGCCACCTTCAACGACATTATCGATTTAAAGGGTGAGTTGATGGATGACTTCACCCCAGAGGCGGAAAACCTCTATGACGGGATGCTAGGGGAGTGTAAGGATGATGCCTACAACATCCGCGTTCTCATTATTGACGATCTGGGCAAAGAACACGCTAGTCTGTCCGGGTGGCAAAAGAACTTACTTCATCACGTGTTGAGAACCCGCTTTAACAACGGATTGCCTACTATTGTCACAACTAATATCGAACTAAAGAATTGGGCGGGACTCTACGGTGATGCAACTGAAAGCTTTGCAAACGAAGCTTTTTCTTATTTACCCATTACTGTCGCTAAAGGAGACCTACGCCGATGAAAGAGTTTCAAATGACTGACGACTTTCGTTTAGTTCAAGTTTTTCTTCCTCAGAAAAATGTGCAGGGTCCCGGAATTTACGAAGTGTCAGTTGGTGATACTGATGAGTTCAACTGTACTTGCCCAGGGTTTTCTTCCAGAGATATATGCAAACATGTTAAATTTGTTCAAGCAAGGATTCAAACAAATAACGGGACATACCCGTTAGAGATCTCAAGCAGGGCAACTACTGACGATGCTGCCAAAGCCCAGAAGTCAAGCAAAGACTTCCGTGAGTTCATTATTAAGTTTGGCAAGGTAGAGGTCCTCTAGATTGAAAAACGGGGACATCAGTAACGAGCTCCCCAGAAGAATTATTGTAGTCAGCGATACATTCTTAACAGTTGAGCTCAAGATTGAAAAAAAATTCAAGTTCTTCCCTGTACCAAAAGTAGAAAAAAAAATTAGAAGAGAGCTTTTAAGTTTTCTTTATTTGTATACTACAAAGAACGGTGTGACTTTAGAGCTTGCCTCTTTTGACATAGACCAAGAAGAATTAGGAAAAACAGTAGACGTGCTTGACAGCATGGGTACTAATCCGTTTAGATACTTCTCGGCGTACGATTCAGTAGATCATTTAGTAGCGGAGTTGCCGTACAGACCAGAAGTTATTGGTGTGCTTGACATACCAAACAGACTTCTACGTTACGGACATTGGGGATTGGACATACAAAGCTTATGAACAACCAAGCCAGGTTAATTAGCAAGATCATTGAAAGTCGTGACGCTTCTTTAGTTTTAGAAAAGAATATAAACGACTCTTGGTTTTCCGACGCCACAGATAAAAAACTATTTAGATTTATTCAAAGCCATTTCTCCGAGTATCAAGAATGCCCAAGCTTTGATGTCATAAAAGAAAACTTTCCAACCTATGAACTGACACCTAGCCCCGACAGCATCTTTTATTTAATTGACAGACTAACTGATGAGAGACGCAAGCAACGTATTGTTTCTACACTTGGTTCAGCACTAGAAGCTTTAGAGAAAGATCAAAACCACGAGTCCGCTTTGTTGGCTTTGCAACATGGAATGATTAAGCTTGAAGAAGACGGGCTTAATAAATCTAATGACCTTGAAGTAACTAAGGCTGCTGCAACAGCAATAGCTGATTACGAATGGCGCAAGAGCAACCCGGGGTTGCTTGGCATTCCTACAGGGTTTAATACTATCGACCAATCAACATCTGGATTACAGCCGGGTCAACTTGTTGTAATTATTGCTCCACCTAAGACAGGTAAGTCAACCCTTGCTTTGCAGATTGCTATCAATGCTCAACTACAAGGGCACACGCCAATGTTTTATTCTTTTGAGATGAGTAACTCTGAACAGCTAAGCCGTTACTACGCTATGCGAGCGCGTATTTCTCATAAGCGTTTAATGACTGGTGCACTGACTCCTGAAGAAGAGGCTATGTACTACCGTATTGTTAATAACATCCCCAACATGCGCGATAAGTTTTGGTTTATTGATTCATCGGGTGGTCAGACAGTTGGTGGGATTGCCAGCAAGATCCAAAGTAAGAACCCTGACATTGTTTTTATTGACGGAACTTACTTGATGATTGATGAGCAGACAGGTGAATCAAACACACCACAGGCGCTTACTAACATCACACGGTCTTTAAAGCGCCTTGCGCAGAAGATTGAGAAGCCTATTGTTATTTCAACTCAGGTTCTTTCTTGGAAGATGAAGAAGGGCCAAGTATCTGCCGATGCTATTGGTTACTCATCTTCATTCCATCAAGATGCTGATGTTATCTTTGGCCTACAACGTGAAGACGAACAAGTAGATGACACACGACTACTACGCGTTGTAGCAAGCCGTAACTCTGGACAGAGCGAAGTTTCACTTTGCTGGGATTGGGAAACAGGCCAGTTCCGCGAACTAGGTATGGAAGATCTATGACAGTAGAAGATATGCAAGACACTCTTACCCGACTAGGTATGGAGACGGTCTCTACTCGCGGTGATGAAGTTCAGAGTTATTGCCCTGCACATAAGGACAGAACAGGTCACGAAGACAGAAACCCATCGTTTTGGATCAATGCAGATACTGGGGCGTTTATATGTTTTTCTTGTCAGTTTAAGGGAAACGTTTATTCTTTGATTAACTACGTATCCGGTATTGACTACGACAAAGCTAAGGAGTGGTTTGACTCACCGTCTCTTTTAGTTTCTAGATTTAACAGGATTACTGAAGAGAAGAAAGCTCCTATTGAGGAGCCGACAATCATTACGGAGTCTATGCTCAGTGCTTTTGTAGACCCTCCAGCAGAGGCGCTAGCTTCCCGCGGTTTAACTAGTAACGCGTCACGTGACTATGAGCTTTGTTGGGATGAACGAAAAGAGAATTGGATTATTCCTATTCGCGACGCTAGAACTGAGAAGCTTCTTGGGTGGCAGGAGAAGGGTTACTCAAAGCGATACTTTAATAACACTCCCGCCAAGATGAAGAAAAGCAATTCGTTGTTTGGCTACAAGCAGTATGTAGGTGGGGACATGATTGTTGTTGAGTCGCCTTTAGATGTTGTTCGTTTAGCCTCTATTGGTATTACCGGCGGAGTTGCTATATACGGAGCTTTGCTTTCTTTGTCACAACTTACTTATATTCAAGGAGCAGACCGAATTATTTTTGCTTTGGATAACGACGATGCCGGTCGTAATGCTTCAAAAGATATGATTAGGATATGCCGAGAGATGTCCATGGAAGCGTGGTTTTTTAACTACAACCACACAGACATGAAAGACATTGGCGGAATGAGTCTTGATGAGGTACGTTTAGGAATAGCTAATGCACGACACTCAGTACACGGATTGAAGGCGGTTCTATGATTATCGGTCTATCAGGTTACGCACGTTCAGGTAAAGACACTGTAGCTGGAATGCTTATGGGTATTCATGGGTTTGAACGCGCAGCTTTTGCAGACAAGATTCGGGAATTCCTTTTAGAGATTGACCCTCTTGTAATGCATAACGGTATGGATTTTAGATTACAAGACATTGTTGAGTCTAAAGGTTGGGAGACCGCTAAAACCGATCACCCAGAGGTTCGACGTTTACTTCAAGATTTAGGTGTAGGCGCCCGCAAACTTTTTGGAGATGGGTTTTGGGTAGACCAAGTAGTTGGTCAGTTTGGTCATGATTGGTGGGGCTACGACAAAAAAGTTGTTATCACAGACGTTAGATTTGTTAACGAAGCAAAAGCCATCAAAGGAAAAGGTGGCCAAGTTTGGCGAATCAATCGTATTAACATAGGTCCTGCTAATGATCACGTCTCAGAAATTGATTTAGACGGTTGGGATTTTGACGCCGTTATCACTAACAACAGTGATATGCCAAATTTGATTAAACAAATACGTGCCCTGCTAGGGTAGGCACATGACGTTTACGGGGACACTTTTACCTTACCAACCAGAAGCTGTTGATCGCATGTGCGACCGACAGAAGATGTTGGTTGCCTATGATTTAGGTCTTGGTAAAACCGTTTTAACTATTGCTGCAATTGAGCGGTTGATGGATGAAAAGAAAATTAAAGAGCCAGGTCTTGTTATTTGCCTATCAAGCCTTAAATACCAGTGGCACAATCAGATTGGAAAATTTACAAATGGAACTTCAAAGTCTCTTGTTATTGATGGAACGC